ATTGCCGTCGGGGTCCAGGTGCGGTGCGTACCGACGCCGGCCACACCCTCGCAGCCGAGGAAGTCGATGCCATTTGTCCAGGTCACGATGCCGGCCGGGTCTTGGATGCCGCTGGGCCAGTAGCACGACATATTGGTCACGGCCTTCGCCCGCATATCGCGGCGGAAGTCCAGTACGGCGCTGGCCCCCACGATGCCCGTAGTGAGCGTGCCCGACGTGCAATAGTGGACCGTGCCGCCCCAAACAGTCAGGGCCGTGACAGCGTTGGTGATGCCGCTGATCGTCGATTCGCCGGCGACCTGCGTAAACGCAGTGATTGCGGCCGTAGTGGTGTCGCAATGCAATCGTCCGCCGCTTTTTGTCACGGCCCCCAGCGTCACGCCCGATCCGCAGTACACGTCGGCATCCGTCTCGATGGAGTCGAGGTAGCCGATTTTCAAGGTGGCGACCGTGGACAACTCGCCGGCGAAGTAGGCGATGCCCACCGATCCCTTGGTCACGTTGTACGCATTGGCGACGTGCGTGCCTTTTAACAAAATCGCGGGGATACCGTCCTCCAACGGCGTGCCAGAGCCGAGTACGTTGGCAGCGGTCTGGACGGTGCCGGTATTGATCTTGATGCGACCGGAGCCTTCCCCTTCGCCGTCGCCAACTGTCAACAGCGTGGCCGCGACGCACAGATATTGCTCGCGGTACTCGGGATAATTATTGGCGTTCGCTCGCGGCAAGCCGATGACGCCGGAATTGGCATAAGTTTGCTTGACCACCAACGAGGCCAGCGTGACGCCCGACTGACTCAAGCCGTAATAAATCCCGTATGTCGGATCGTCAACGATCACGTCATTGGTGTTCACGGGCGCCACGCCCAGCGACCAGTTGACGGCCGTGCTCCAGTCGTTCGGTCCGGCGCTAGCGGTAGACGCCGTGCCCGTGGTGGCGACCTTGTCGCCCTCAATGCGCTGATCGTCTGCCGCCCCGCCGCCAGTCTCGGTAGTGGTGAGCGTACAGACGAACGGGACGCCGGCCGTGTCGGCGGTCAGCAGCAGACTGTTGCCGCTACGGCTGGCCGTGATTTCCGCAAACTGCGGATGGGTCGCCGCGGGCAATAGGTTCCAGGCCGTGACGATGGCATCGACTATCGTGGCCGCGGTCGTGCTGCCCGCCACGACGGAGAGCGACACGCCGCCGACGGTGCAAATGACAATGTCGGTCGCCTCCCACGTACCCGCGAAGGCATAGCTTTGCACTTGGGCAACCGCCGGGGCTCCGCCCTTCCAAACGTTCGTAGCCATAACCTCTCCTATGCACCCCTATTATGGGTTATTGCAGGATGTTGTTGTAAATGGGATATTGGATTGAAATCCAGGGAAATAACATGGCCGATTTTCTTGATTTTATCGACGATCCAAAGCCACCAAAACAGCATCGCGTTCATCTGATTCTCCGCAATTCACGGCCCCGCAATTCATTTACGACGGGTTTTGGCGCGGCTTATGGGTGTTTGCTTGGCATCTTCTTGTTTGTGATTACGATCATTGTCGGCTGCATTCTGTTGGAAGATGTCGTCCATAACAGCAAATATCCAGTTGGCGTCTCTTCCTCCAAAAGCGAATCCACAGACCGATAGTCCTACGGCAAGTTGAGTTGATTAAAGTCGATGGTATCGTACATCTGAAACTCCAGCATGAAGGGTTTGCCGCCCTTCGACACGTTGATCTTCTTGCCCTTCGCGTCCAGAAACATTAATTCTTCGGTTGGGTTCCCGTTGGCATCGAGGTCTGGAGCGCCGACGGCAGCAGGATTTACGCCGGGAACCGTGACGCCAGCCGCTACTAGAGAGCGGCGACCACGGTTTGCGATTTTGGTAGGCACCCAAAGTTCTGGCGCGATCTCGAAGGAATAGCTGATTTCCCAAAACCAACGGTTGATCTTCTGTTCATACATCAACGTCGCTTCGGGGAACTCGCACTTGGCTCCGTATCGCGGGATAGCGAACCACGACGACGAGTTGACTTTGCCCGCGTACTCCATGGCGCGACTTGGATTGTACGCCGTCTCGTTGCGGGTAAGCGTTACGATGGCATGATAGATTTCCCTCGGTGGTGTTCCCTCCTCGAACCGTTCCCCAAAGGGCACGTTGACAAATGGCTTTCCTTTCACGTCCGCTAGCTGAAACACCTCTAACCGCTTCGAGCGCCAGTGAATCTTTGTCGGGCGCAGAAACGGATCGGGATTATTGTTAGGGTCTTTCCCTGGATTATTTTTCTTGTCCTCCGGTTCGTAACTGAATCTACAAGTCACCTCCCACACCAGCCGGCTAATGTGGACGGGTTCGATATGATTGCAAATGGCCAGCGCGTCGATTACCGATCCGTGCACATAAGGTGTTCCGCCACGCGGGACGGAGGGGTGGCGAACGATGGTGTTTTCGTTATCGTTGATCGAATCGAGGACGACTGTCAGCACGTACTCATAGGTCCGTCCGGTATCCGTCAGGGTACAGCGGCGGGAACCGGGCTTTTCGACAATGCGAGTTATCATTCGATGGCTCCCACTTGGAAGTTGAGGAGCCGGCGCATGTCCTCTTGAACCCGCGTCTGCTTCTTCATTTCCTGAAGTTGCGGCGAGTTCTGTTCCTTGGCGAAGGTTTCCATCAAACTCCGCGATCCTTCCGTAAGTGCGGACAGAATGCCGTCTCGAATGGAGTTTGTCGCCGCCTCTGGTATCCGCAGCGGGGCCGCCCGCATTTCCTCGCGGACTTTAGCTTCCTCGCCGGCCTTCGTTCGCGCGTCGGCGGCACGTTCGGAGGGCCACTTGCCGGCCCAGTCCTTAGCAACAAGTTTCCGGTGTTCGGCCACAATCTTTTCTAGTTCTTTCGCGTATTGGTGAGCACCTTTTGCGCTCTCGGCCCACCCGCCTCCGCTGAGCCAATCGGGGAGTTTTTCCATGGCGCTCGCCATGTCGCTGAGGAGGTCCGCCTGATTTTGCTTGATCCTCAGATAAAACTCCATGATTTTCTGTTGCGTGGATTCCACCACCAGCCGAATCCAGTGGAATGCGTCAGCCAACTTCATAAAGCCGTCTTTCATTCCTTCGATCAGTGGCCGCGAGCCGACGGCCAGGTTTGTGAACCCGTCGTACAACTCACTCAAGGCCGGCGCAAGACCAATAGCAATGGTGTTCCAGAGGCCCTCCACGGCGTGCCCAAAATTACGCCACGAGTCGCGCGCCATTTTGGCGACAGCGCCGTCGGCGTCTGTGATCTTGTTTCCAAACCTCTCTGACTCTCGTGCCGCTTCCGCCAATCCGGCCGCGCCTTCGCGCAAGAGCGGAATGAGGTTCTTGCCGCCACGCCCGAAAATCTGCATCGCCATCGCGGCTTGGATCGTTGGGTTTTCGAGATTTTTGATGGCCTCGGCAACGGCCGCAAATTGGTCGGCCGTATCCATGTGAACCAAATCATTCAGATTTAGGCCGAGTTTAGCGAACGCCTGCGCATTCGCATCATTACCCGTAAGTCCTCCGCCGATGCGTTGCTTCATAACGTCTAACGCCGGACCGATCAAATCTTCCACGTCTTTTTCGTGGGCCGCCATTTGCAGGGCAACCCATTTTTCCGTCGCCATATCCAATCGCTCGGCCATGACGGCGGTTCCGGCAATGAACTCATTCTGCGCTTTGCTGGCGTTAAGAAATGAATTGGTCAACTCGTATACCGTTTTCACTATGCCTGTAATAGCTGCGCCGGCCCCCGCAAACGCCAGGGTCGTTCCGCCGCCCACATTTTGCAAAACGGCCATATTGGAGCCAAAGCTCCTCGCCTGCTCTCCGGCTTTTTGCAGACCGCTAGTAAACTCGCCAATGTGGGCGGAAAGTTTGACAACCAGCGATCCGACAGTGCTTGCCATCAGCTACCCCATGCCGCTACGGCTGATTTCCAAATGGCCTTCATGTCCTCATCCGTCATTCGCGGCCGCTCCGCCAGCGCCGACACAAACGGCATGTACCGCAACGGCGGCTCCGGCTGCCCGCTCGTGCGGTGGCAGGCGTCAATCAAATTGCAAAGCACGCCGTGCAACATTTCCTCTCGCTCCGGCCCCCACGGGTCCAAGGCGTAAGCTGTTTCCCACTCCACCAGTTCGGCGGCAGTCAGCGAATCATACATCTCCTGCCGAGAGCGATAGCCCAACGTGCGGGCGAGAATCAGATGGACTCTGACTTCTCCCCGCTCGCGGAGTTTTTTTCCAAGTCCTCTACGGACGCTTTATCAATTCCGTTGTGGACATTCACTTGTTCGGCAAGCCTGTTCAACAGCGGCATCTGCTGCGCGTCCCACTGCTTGATTTCATCGACGGTCAGGATCGGCTTGCCGTCGTCGCCACAGAGTGCCATCGACAACAGGGTTGCCGCCGCGTCCAGGTTCGCTCCGTCCGACCCGTCGGCCTCTTTGATCGTCGTGCGGAACGCCACCAGATCGGCAGCCGACAAGCGGCGAATGCCGACATCGCCACCCCACTCGGGCACGGCTATTTCTGCAATCGGCCCACGCATGGCCGCCAACATGGTTTCCCGGTCTAGCATAATTGCAACTCAGCTTTCTTTAGCGATTCGTCGGAGATATTGAAGAACTCATCTTTATTCCAGACGTACCCGCAACGGTCGGACCTCCCGGCCGCTTGACCTACCAGCCCTCGCCACGGCGTGTAGGCTTTTAAGTGTCCTGCTTGATGCAAAGTATTCCAAAACACGTCGATATGTGCGTTCTCGTCCCGCAGCGCGATCGGGAACCGAGACAATAGCTCGTGGATGGCATAGAAACCCTCACGGCGCAGGGCATAGGCCCAAGTGCCGTTGCAGCCCTTAGCTCGCAACACCAGGCGGTTGACCACCGTCGGCGGCGTGACGTGATTCCCACCAATGCAAACGTGCTGCCAATCGTCGGGCACGGCGGCCATGAACTGTCGGAACCGTTTGGCGAAGTCATCCACGAAAACGGCGTCATCCTCGAAAATCACGGCCGACTGAATGCCGCGTTCCATGCAGTGCTGATAGAGGCGGAAGTGAGCGAGGAAACATCCCCACGCGCCGTCGCCCGTGCGCCACCACGCGGGCGCGGACTCGCACACGCCCGGCCACCGCTCCGGCCGGGGAAACGGCCAATCCGTTTCCGCCGCGCGGTGAAGGAAGCCGGCCCGCCGGCCCTCGCTCGCGGCCAGATTGATGTAGAAACACGCATCGAACATCAGACAATGCCTCGCGTGAACTTGGCCGAGGACGTAATCTCGCCGTTCATCTGTCCCTTGATGTCACACCCCAGGCAAATCGCTGAGGTGAGGGTGCCGACTGTAGTGCCGTCGAACCATGTAATTGTCAGGGCACCCGTGGACCCTGCCCCAATCGCGGGCGGGCTACCGACGAAATCGACCGTGATTTCGATTTTTGGAATGCCCGTGACAGCGGTAGCGTTCGTGTCGCTCGCCGCCGTCACGTCGATTTCTGAGGCGTTGTTGCTCACGCTCAGGCCGCGCAGGCTACCGAGCGTAGCCGACGCGAAAACTACCGTCGATCCATTGAAACCGTCGTTGGCCATTTTCTTTCACCCGCACGGCCCCGGCCATGCAAAACCCGTTTCTTAAAAAGCCGGCGGGGCGCGCCGGGACGCGCGCATTTCGGGAGCTATCCCTAGCCGGCCTATTCCCAAACTGAATACTCCTGAACCACCGCAAAATACTCCGGTACGTCGCGGCCTTGCATCATGTCGCCTGCTTCGTCGTGCGCGGACTCCAAAAGCCACACGCAGCCATTGGCGTCGATCCATCCCGACAACGCCGCCTCCACCGCCGCGGCGAGGGCTTTTGCGCCGGTGTAGGTCGATGCAAAGCAAGTCAATGCAATCTGTATTTGCCGCGTGCCCGTGGTTCCGCCAGCGTGGTTTACGGGCTGATCCATCGTTGTTTCGTAGATCAAGAACGGCAGAGCCGCGCCTTGCGGGGCAAACATCGGATAGATGCGCGCCGCGACGATGGCTGTCACGCCCGCCGTTGCTTTCAGTTTTGCCACCAACAGGGCTTCCGCCATTAGTTCCACCAGTGCTTTTTTTGCCCGACGTTCCCCGCCAGTCGCACCGCCTCGCCTTCGATTTTCTTTAACTCGTTCTCAATGGCGATCATCATTGGCCGCTGCATTTGGGAAAATGCGGGTCCTAGGATTGGATACGCCTTTGTCATGCCGCCCACCTTGCCGCCGCCACGTATTCGAGTTCCCCCAAAGAATTTGCCAAAGAAACTGCCTTCACGCACTTTTCCCGTAGCGGTATCTTTCCATGCTCCGCGTAGCTTTCTTGGCTTCCCCTTTCCTCGCCCGTGGAGTACAGGAGGGCCGGCGTAATCGCCCTTCACAAAACCGTGGGATCGCAATAGTCGCGCGCCCGCCGCCGTGATTCCCCCGTTGAGTGTGCCCCCATGCACGATCCGATGTCCGAACTCCACGAGGTGCGCGTGCGAGCCTCCGGCCTTATAATCAAATCCCACCGCAACGAAAGTCGTTTCTCCCTTGCGATACATCTTGGCTCGCGTGGCCGCCGTCGCGTAAAGATGAGGGCCTTTCTTCTTTCGCTTGTATCCTCTCCCTTCCGCCGCCTGTAATTGTTGATAGGCCCGCATTCGCACTTGTGCTTTCAGGAGGTTTCCCGCCTCTTGCATCGCCGGCTTGACTAATTTGCCCGCTACGTTCGTCGGCAACTGGCGCAACAACGCAATCAGGGAATCAATGCCCTCTAGCTTCATCGTGACTTTGCCGACCGTGTTCACAATTTCTCTCCACAGAGACAACGCAGTTCGGTATTCCTGATGTCAGGCACGACCGAGAGCGGGTACAGGTAACGATCCCCAAAACGAAAACGGTCAGCGCTGGTGAAATCGCTCCAGTGGCGGATCAGCACTTGAACCGTCGCCTCGGGTTGCACTTGCTTTGCCTTCCATCCTTCCGAGCCGGTCAGCATCCGCACCTCGGCCCAAACGGTCGCTACGGCCACCCACGCTTCCGCCTGAGCGCCATAGCCGTCGGCCGTGCCCAGCGTACTGCGCTCAATTGTCACTCGATGTTGGAGTCGTCCGGCTCGCACGGCTCGTCCTCCTCTTGCGTCAGCAGGTTCACCGCCCCAACAATCTCTTCCACTGTGGCCGCTACGATGATCGGCCCATCGCGGCCGTCGATATAAAGCAGCGTCTTGCCTTCTTCCCGGTACGGCTCGACGTGCGCGATTAGAAACGGGTTGACGCCGATCAGTTGCTCGGTGAACTCGCCCGAGGCGTCGCGGGTCACGAATTGTGTCAGCGGCAAAAGCATCAGCCGTAGCCTCCCCAATCCTCTAGCGAAAGCAGCATGGCCAGCCCGTTGGGAATGGACGACAGCGGGCTTTCCGCCGCCGGCTCGCGAGAAGCGAACCAATGAGCCACCAGGAACGCTACCGCGTGTTTGAGTGCGTGGGGAACTAATGCCGCACTGGCATATCCCGCCGTGAACGTCACCACCACCGCGTTGTAGGTGTCGCTCTGTGTTGATGGCCAAACCAAACCGTAGGCGGGCTTGATCCGCGCCGGCCCGTCCTGCGTGGACATGTCGGTCTGATATTGGTTGGCGGCCAGCGTCCGCAACACCCCCATTGCATCGTAATACGCAATCGAGGTCACGGCCGACACGGGCGGCCTCCCCAGCAAAATCTCGCTGGGGAAGCAGCCCATCGTCAACGTCCAGGTGGCGGGCATAATCTGCCGGCCCACCAATTTCTCTATGGTCTCCGTGGCCCGCGCGATCAGTTTGGCCAAGTAGCCGTCATGTTCGTCGCCGGAAACGGCGCAATGCGTCTTGACCTCATCGAGCGTGACGGGTTCAAGCGTGGGATCCACGGTTCGCTTGTAGTTGTGCATCGGACCGCCTTTCCCGGCTCGGGCCGAACACTACGCATCGGCCGCCTGATTGACGATGCCAGTCAGGCCAACGACGTTGGTGTACCAGAGGTTCCGCCGCATGATCGCCTCGCCGGTGAAAGCAATGACGGTGTGCGCCGCATTGAATATATAAACGTCGTCGGCCATTCCGGTCGAACTTGCATGTACGTGGACGCCGCCGCCGGTTCCCGCGTTGTAAACCATGAGCCGGCGAAATTCCATGTCCACACTCGCCGCCGTTTCGGCCCCGATTACCATGTTGGAAAAACCACCATGAATGGTGGCGTCCCGAATGGTGAGTCGATCCGCAGCCCCTGCACAGAGAATGCAGTTCGTGGCCTCCGCCGTAAGCAAGAGGCTCTGATACTTGAAATTCTCGATCGTCACGTCGGAGGCCAAGGCCGCAATCTTAATTCCGATCAGCGAGCCAAGGATGACCGACGTATCGTAAATGCCGACGTTTTTCAGCGTCAGCCCTGTTCCTTCCGCCGCAACGGTGATTGAGGCAACGATATTCAAGAAGTTGTTGACGATGTCGATGTTTTCAATCGAACAATTCGCCGCACCAACAGTGATCGAACCTGCTGCGGCCGTGATCGTGAATTGCGGACGAAGGCGACCTTGCCCCAATCCGACCACGCGGACGCCCGCCACGTCCAGGTTGACCGCCGTAGCCGTCGCTAAATTCTCAACGTGGCCCGGCATGACGTAGATGATGTCGCCTTTGCTCGCGGTGCAAAGCCCGATGGCGTAATCGAGTGTGGCGACCGGCTTATCGGGGCCGGTGCCGTAGCCGCCGCCATTCGTGCCGGTGACGGAATTGACGAAGATTCGAGCGCCGGTGGTCACGCCCATATCCTCTACGGCAAACAGGCCGCCGACCGAGCGACGAACAAACAGAGCAGTTCTTGAGAGTCCCATTTCGGTTTTTCCTTACGAAAGTTGGTTGAGAGAAAAAACGCCGGGGCGTGGGCGAAGTTGCCGACGCCCCGGCTTCGTGGTTTTGCACTACGAAATCGTCGTTGCCGACAATCCCGTCACCTGGGCCTTACAGCCAAACCGGATGTACACCACGCCCTGCTCGTCGTCGTTGTGGTGGCTGTCGATGTAACCTGCCACGTACCGCAGAGCGTAGCCGGCGGCCCGGCCAATCTGTGCGATCTCTTCCGCCGTGCATTCCAGCAAGGCGTAGTCGCCAATCGCGTCGGCCGCGATGACGCCGGTGGTTTTGATCTCCGTCGCGTTGGTGCCCGTGGCGCTCTCAGCGGCGTAGATCGAAAGTTCGATCATACCGTTTCCGCCCTTGACGGCCTGACAGGCTCCGACGGCGAATCCGTCGTAGTCGCGCAGGTCTTTCCACGTCACGGTGGTAGTGCCCGCCTTGACCGATTGCTCGGTTGTACCATCGGCCGGCATGTGGGTGAACATCTCGATCTTGCATTGAGAGAACAGTTTTTCAGTAGCAACAAGCGAAGCCATATTGGCTACTCCTTTTCTTGTGGTTGTGGGTAACTAATACGCCTCCGCTTACGCGCGGGCGTCCAGTGTAACGAACGGGGAAAGCGTTGCCGTCGAGTTCTTCGGGGTCAACGCGGAACGCCACCAGCATCGGCCGCCATTACGCAGCCAGAACTTGAACGTCCGTTCGTGGTTGACGAAGCGGACATGGATCGACTCGGCCGACTGGAGGGCTTCATAGGTGCCTTCCAGGTACTCCGAGAAGTTGACCAGCATGATGTCGCCCTTGTCGCCGAGCGTTTTACAGTACTCGGTCAGCACAACGGGGCGGCCGAAAATAGTATCCGGCTGGCCTTCTCGTGCGTTGGTCTGCCAGACAGGAATGCCGCCGGTGCCGATGGGCAAAACCATCGTCATCAGTTGCGGCAGCGTGTCGTGATTGGCAATCCAGATTGCCGTGCTGTATTTCCAGCACCGAGCGCGCATCTTGACGATGTTCTCCCACACGATGGAATCGGCGTCCTGCCCCGTTTCCTTCGTCACGGACACCAGGGCGGGGGAAATCATAATCCCTTCCATTTCGCCGACACCTGTTCCATTCAGCCGCTCGTTGACGAGGTGACTGGTGAACTGGTCGCGGAAGCCGGCCTCCAATATGGCCGCAAAGGAAATGGGGGAATCGCTCAGGATTTCCTCGGTCGCGTAGGCCAGCCCAAAGAGGCTGTAGGCGTTCAACGCGATCTTTTCCATCGACATGCGGCTGGCCGCCTGAGTCT